AGCCGATAGCCATAGACCACGCGGTCATCCTGCGGCCCGGCCAGTTCCTTCGTCCGCTCTTTCAGCGCGCGGGCATCGAGCCCCGCGGCATCGCCGGCACCTTCGAACGCCTCGCCGAAGGTTCGGACCATCACCTGCTTGAGCTTATCACTCTTGCCGGTGCGCTCCTTGTGCTCCAGCGCGCCCTCCAGTTCGCGGGCCAGCTCGGACAAGCCAACCTGCTTGCTCATCAGGACGTGGATCCAGAAGCCCCATGTCCGGTTCTTGTTCGGATCGCCGACAATACCAGCCTTGATGTCGAGGTTCTGGCCCTTGTGCATGTAGGCCCCTTCTTCGACCATCTGCACGCGCTCCGCTTCGCCAAGCAGGCTCCCACAGTGAGGGCAGGCAATCGCCGCTGTACGCTCAGCCCGCGCTAGCCGCCGGTCGATCGGCGTACCCTCGGGGCTCTTGTCGTAGTGTAGCCGGAAGCGCGGAACCTCCGGCCAATACTTCGTCGGGTAGGGCGACCCGTGGCCGCCGCAATCCGGGCACTGCATCACGAAGATGCCCTGGCTCGACAGCACCCACGCCGCCGCGATGCCACCGCTCCAGCCGATGTCAGGGTGCGCGCAAGCGTAGATTTTGCGGTCGTTCCCCAGCATACGCTGGCGCTGCCGGCCCTGCTCCATGAAGTTCGAGCGGAACGCCTTGGTGTAGCTGTCCGGCTCATCGAAGACGATGTAGGACGCCTGCCTGTTGGTGGTCGTCTTGGTCGACATGACCATCAGTTCGAAGGTCTGCCCGCCGACCTTCTTCCGGGTCTTGTTGTTGTCGCTCTTGCCGCGCCCGATCCGGGCCGCAACCCCGGTATGGTCCTCAAACATCGGGGCCACAACTCGGTCAGCGTATGACCGGACTTCCTCTGGGCCAGCGAGATACCACATCACGTCGCCGGAGGGGCCGAAGTCCATGCGCTTCAGCGCGTGGTTCTCAGCGACCACCGTGCCGCCGCAGCGGCCCGGCTTTGGCACGATGATTTCCAGAATTTCCGGGTCATCGTGGGCCGCCATGATCGGGGCCAGGTAAGGCGTGAGGTCAAGCGACCAACTTGTGCGAGCGCCGTTTGGTTTCCTGATAACCCTATGTTTCAGGGACCAATCCAGAGTTGAAATATCTTCTGGCGGAAGAAGTCTAGTTATCGAACTCGAAAAAATATCAGCTACAGAAGCTAGGTGTTTGCCTGATGACAGATCTACAATCTGGTCAAACAGATCCTTGCTGCTGTACGCGAGCATCGAACTCCTCTTTCAGTTCAACGTCATCCTCGTACATTTCGAGGAGCGCTTCGCGGCACGCACGATCAATTTCCTGCCGCTGCTTGGGCAACCAGTTTCCGTTCGGGTCTACCTTCGTGATGATCGACATCACGCGGCTTCTTTTTCGCTCCATTGAGGTGTCGAAAAGCCATTCGACGTGATCTTTCCGGCAATGCTCGCCTTCGATCCGCTTCTCGCGCTTGATGGCGCGAGCCGCTTCAAGGGCTTGTCGGACCTCTTGGAAGCCCAACACCTCATCGCCGGGCATTTCTATGCCAGTGGCGGCTTCGACGACCCTCCTGGTCTTGTTGGCCTGAGACTGGATGCGGCCCTTGAAGTGCTTGACCAAGAAGGCAACGGTCTTGCGCGGGTCAAACTCCCACTCAACCCCGTTGCCTCCCCGGACGAAAGCTCCGCTGGCCTCGAACCCGTCGATGCTGTCGCACCACTCGCGCAGCGAGGTACGGGTCGCGAGGCCAAGAATTTCTCGCATCGGCTCAAACGACACCGTTGCGCCGCGCGGCAGCGCGTTGGCTCTGGCCTTTGCAGACTCAAGCTGGCGCAGCCGAGCGCTCAGGCTTTTAGGCTGCGGGGGCATCGCAAGTGCCTGTTTTTATGATGGGGGTTTCCGAGGCTGCGACCCGAATTTGTGATCTAGGCACAGAAATCAGGATTCGGGATATACCCCCCTTAGGTGGTCCCGACAAGCCCCTCATTTCACGACCCCGCCGCCAGCCCGGTAATGCGCCGCCTCGACATCGCGCTCGTCGATCAATTCGCGCATCTTCTCGCGAATGTTTATCCAGCGATCCAGCGAATCGACAAGAACAGTCCTAACCTTGGCGCGGCGCATCCTGTAACGGCGCGATGCCGCCATAATCGTGCTTGAGCCTAGAACTAGATCAATGACCATCCGTTTCGGCATAGGCAGGAACGCGCGCCAGCTATTGTACGTAGCCTCAAGCTGAACGCGGGTCAGTTTTTCGATCAGCAAGTTTTCCGATGAACCTGAATTGTCAACACGGGCTTCAAGGCTGGCTGAGCGCATCCCGACCGGCAGGGTGATTTCCTCCGCGATCCAGGCAATCTCAACCGAGGCATCGAACTGTTCCTCGGTCAGCGTGCCGGACTCGTACAGAGCCATCATCGGGTTGACCCGGCGGTTGCGCTTCACCGTGGCCATGGAGCGGTCGTCGGCGACCACCGTGACATCGGCGTAGTCGCCGTGCTGCTCCGTCTCAGGCGTCGGGCCGTCCTTCAATGGTTGTTCGGTCACTTGCGCCCTCCTTTGCGTCCGTAGAGCCGCTTGCCGATTGCTTCGATCCACATCGCGTCCAGGCGCTCCACGTCATTCGGGAAGATCACCACGATCCCGTGCTGGTCGTAGAGTTGCTGCGCCGCCGCGCGCTGCCCCCGCGGGTCGGGATCGCGCATCGAGCCGGCGAAGCTGGTGAGGGAGGTGGTGCGGATGTCACTCACTGGCCGGGCCTCGCTGCGCCTCGATCGCTTCCCACTCGGCGAACATCGCCTTGTTCCGCTCGCGCTCGGCTTCGCGCTGATCCTCCGGCAGCGAAAGCACGTCGACGCGGGTGGTGAACCGGCCATCCGGCCATACCCACAGGTAGCCCTTGTCGGCGGCGATCCGCTTCCACTTGGCCGGAAGGGCATCAATCTCGCCCTGCGGCATGGTACGTTTGGCGAGGGCTTCCATCGCCTCGTCCATCCGCTTCTGCCATTCCCAGCCAATCAGGTGATCCGCCCGGCGGCGTCGGCTGTCCGCCACGTCGCGGTTCGGCCAGGTACGGAGGATCGCCAGGCACTCGGCAATGGTCGGGAACCACTGGCACTGATCCAGCGCCTTCGACACGAGGAAGCTCAGCGCCTCGTTCGAGTAGCCCTGCAATTTCGCCGCGTAGAGCCGGTGCCGCAGCTTGCCGCCAATCTCGTCGTCGGCGCGGTACGGCAGGATCGCCATCGAGCGCAGGCACTTCGCGAAGTGGTCGTCGTCCGCGCGCTCCGGCGCCGGGAGCGGAGCGTCGGCGATCTGGGCCAGCACCCCGAGCGTCGCGTCGTCAATCCGGCCCGTCAGGCTGTCCAGATCCAGAACGTCCGATGCTTTGGTCAAGGGACCGGAGGAAGCTGTTGCGGTTATCGACTGGTCCACGATTCCCGGAAGCAAAGCCCCCAGCGGCTTGTGAGTTTCGGTTTCCATTCTGCTTCATCCACTCGTCGGATTTCGTGATCCAGGTTCGGAAGGCGGCCTGCCAGTCCTTCGAAGTCCGCCCCTTGTCGGCGGCATGGTCGCGGAATCTCGCAACCTCGTGATCGAACTTTCCGGGGGGCCAGCCGTCGACAATCCGCTGAGCAGCGGGGGTGAGCATGGGGGTCCAGTCAGCGCGGAGTTTGACCGCTCGGCTTTCGGCTCGCTTCTGGGTTTCGGGCATAGAAGGAGAACCGATAGGTTCTTCTTCTATTGTTCCCTTGTTACCTTGTTCTTCTTTGTCCCGCTGTTGTCCCGCTCTTGTCCCGCTTGTTGTCCCGTTGTTGTCCCGCTCACCATCATCGTGATCCTGATATTTCCTGTAATTGCAGATGGTTATGATGGCTTGGCCTTGTCCCGCTTTTTGATCGCCGACTGTCCCGTTTTTTGATCGCGCTTCGATCATGGATTCTTCGCGCAAATCAGCCAGAAAACGGTCTACGCGGCTCTTGGACCAGCCCCATGCGTCGGCAAGAAAGCGAATGGAAAATGACAGTTCGCCACGGTCCAGAGTGACGGTTTCCCCCTTGATGCGGGTACGGCTTGACTTCCAGCAGGCGTTCTCGATCAGCCAGACCCATGCGTCGGCGCGCGAGAACTCACCCTTGAAGATCGGGTTGTTTCTCCAGCCACGGTGCATCAGGAAGAAGCCTTCGCTCATGCGATAAGCCCCCACTGCATCCCAATTGCCGGAATTGGTTCAGGCATTTCATCGGGCAGGATTTGCCATGCCCAAAGCCCGCCCTTCGTGAACCCTACGTGCCGAAAACCTGCGGCTTTGTAGCAGTAGCCGTAAATCCGCTCTCCCCGCACGGGAGTACCAGGAACAGCCTTCGGATCGACAAAGGTTATCATTCCCTCAGTCGGTGGATCCCACTGATACCGAGTTGCCGCAATTGCTTCGCGAATTAGGTTGCTCGATCGCTCGCAACCTTCATTGCGGAACAGGCTGTTCACCCATGCTCCAGCCCATGCGTGCTTCACGTATTCCGCAAACGGCCAACTGGTTGTCCAAAGGGCATCATCGCGGATCAGGACGAGGCATCGCCCAGGAGGAACGAATTGCGGCGAACCAACCTTCTGCCGGTTGTAGTGCCGGTCAGCGATTGCGCACCCCGCGGGTGACGCACGATGAGAGACTTTCCAACTCACCAGCCGGGCCTCCACCGCTTGCAACCGAACTCGGCGTGCTTGTCCGCGCGCGTCCCGCAGAAGCCGCAGGGCTCGCGATCGGTGCGCAGGCTCTCGACATCATCAAGTCGTCCCTGGCGCCGCGCAACGCGCTCGGCCTCGGCGGCGAAGTTCCCGCCGTGGCTACGGTTCAGAACGCGGCTCTCAGCGTTCTTGGTCGGAGCGGTGCGTAGATCGGCCTCCAAGAGGCGTAATTCGCGCTCCTGAGCCTCCTGAGCGGCCTCCGCACGCAACCTGGCCGCGCGTTCTCCCTGCGACAGGATGCGATCCTCGATGGCCGAGATGTCTGGAGAGCGTGATCCCCGGATGCTCATGCGCCAGCCCTCGCTGCGATAATGGCCTTGGCGAGCTTCTCCGAACCGATCAGCATGTTGTTGCGGGTGAAGCGCTGCACATCGCATTCGCCGCGCTCGTCGAGCAGCATGAAGCGGTCTGACTCGTAGGCGACGCGCTCAAGCGCTGGCTTGGGAGGCTTCTCGACCATCACCAGAGCAATGATCGGAGGCTTCGCCTTGAATGGCCTGGGCTTCGGCTTGCTCACCCGCCCGATCGAGAACGGGGCAACCGGATCGGCCTCCATCAGGCGCTTCACCAGATCCGCGATGTCGGGATTGGTGTGCTGGTCCCGCTCAATCCGCGCGATCCCGTGGATCACCGTCGAATGATCGGTCAGACCGACGAAGCGCGCGATCTGCGGTGTCGACCACTTGGTACGCTTGCGCAGCACATACATGATCGACTGGCGGGCCATCGCGACACGGCGCTTGCGGTTCCGCTCCCTGATCTTGTCGGCGGTGATCCCGGTTGCGCGCTCGACTTCGGCGAACACACCTTCAGCGATAGCCCGCGTCATGCCGCGCGCTCCTGATGCTCGCCGCACCAATTGTTCGACTTCACGACCGGCCAGACGGTGCGCGCATGTTCGGCGAACTCGTCATAGGTCGGAGCGCGGCGGCGGCATTGCCCGATGCTGGGCTTATTCCAGTTGGCCGAGTAGAATCGGCACGTCTCGCAGGCGTTGTTCACTTGGTAATCTCCAGAGGGGTGCGGAGGGTTTCGTTGGCGAGCCAGGGGGGCGTGATGCCTCTCCCGAGCATCCCGTAAGTCAGGATCCCGCAAGCATCGGCTTCATCGTTCGTGCGAGGCTCGATCCCGAGTTGGCGGCACCGCGCGATAGTGAGGGCTTTCAGCGTGTCCCTTGCGCTGGCTCGCTTGTCGCCAGCCTTCTTCGCGCGGCGGGCTTCGGCCTTGGCCTCGGCGCTCTCGAACTTTCCTATGAACGAGGGGCGCCAGCTTTCGACGTTCACCTCGTCGACGAAGCGGACAGGGTGATCCGGGTGGTCGCGGTAGACGTGGGCGAAATACTGCGTCATCCCGGCAAGGCCGGTCGCGAGACGGATGGTGTGGATCGTGGTGTTCCCCTGCAACTGCGAGGGCACGATCGGCGGCTCCATGATGATCCCGTCGAACGGCATGATGCCGTGAAGATCGGTCAGGTTCGCCGCGAGCTTCGCGAAGACGCCGCCGTTCGTGGTGTATTCGGAGCCGAGTACCCACGAACCGAAGCGCGGCTTGTCCGAACGGCCATCCCAATAGGCCCAGCCGGTGTTCGACTTTGACAAGTCGAGTGCCAAGAATTTCACGATTACCCCCATAAGCAGCGTTCATCGTCGGGGCGGTCACTCCGGGTCGAATGGTAGCGACCGCCCCCCTGGGAAAACTGCCTTGGCCTCAGTATTCCTCGTCCTCGGATTCCGCTGCATCGGCGAGGTCCGTTTCGCTGCCGTCGCTCAGCGGAACGGCGACCAGGTTGGGCTTCGGACGCGCGTAGCCGTCATCGGCCTGCATCGCGTCCACCATGTCCTTCGGATCGGGATCGACGTTGTGGCTGCGCAGGACGCCGTTGAACGAGCGGAGCCAGTCTTCACGCTTGGCATCTTCCATCTCGAGGACCTTCAGCGCAGCCTTCGCGGCGTCGGGTTGGATGCCGCAGATCTTCTTGATAGCCTTGAAGCCGGTCGACACCTCCTGCATAAACTCGCTCGCCTTGGAGCGCGCCGGCTTGATGTCGTTGAAGTAGAGGCGCTTGGCCTGATCGAAGTCCTTCGCCTGAATGACCTCCGTCTTGTCGTCTTTCGGCTTTCGTGCAGTTCGTGCCATCGGGGTTTCCTTTCGTCCTTTGAGCACTTCAGAAATTCGGCGGGACGGGGATTGGATCGCAGGGGAGGGAGAGGCATCCCCACGTCCGGCCGATCCGCGCATGAAGTCACCCGACTCCACATCCCCGCCTATTTCGCCGCCGCCGCGGCGCCGGAAATCAGGCGTTGACCGCCGCGTTCTTTGCGCGGGTGCGCTTGGCCTTCACGGGCGCAACGACCTGCGGACGCGAGCGGAAGTTGGTCGACACGAGTTCGGCCATCGTCTTGTCGGTCGCACCTTTGCGCTTGGCTCGCCGCGCTTCGTTCGAGGCAGCATTGCCCTTGCGCGAGATAGCCTTCAGGTGGGCGTGGCGCTCCTCCTCCTGCCGCTCCAGCTTCACGAGCTTGGATTTGCAGGCGAGGTATTCGCTGGAGAGCATTTGGGCATTGCGCTGGACGCTATCGAGCATTTCGCCAGTTGCCCGCGCGACGTTCGCGGCGCCAAGCCAGCCAAGCGCGCAGATCACGCTGGCCGGGCCGAAGACGGCGGTTCCGATGAGGTAGGGGTCAATCGCCATTCTGCATTCTCCCTTGAAAGGATCAGGCCGCTTTGCCGCTGAGACGGAGCTTGGCGGCGCTGATCTCGGACCGACGCTCCAGAGTGGCAGCGAGCAGCGCGTCGTTTTCCGCTTCGGTGCCGATGAGTTCGATGTCTGTTTCGCTGAACCCGCCGGGCGTATGCTCCGCGCGGTTCATGCCGATCCGATGGATTGCCGCCCCCGCCGCCGGGATGATGTCGGCGGAGTTCGCCTGCATCATCGGGACCAGGATAAAGCCCTTCGCTGCGAACAGTGCGTCGAGCGCGTGGTGGTCGGCGTCGAGCAGATTGAGCACGTAGTCGAGCCGCAGGGTCGATTCCTCGTCGCGCGAGCGGCGGATGGTTTTCTCGTCGCATCCGGCGGCCAGAGCGACCTTCGCCGGGCCTTGCGCATGACAAGCCCGGATCAGGCCAGCGGCAAGCAGGTGGCGGGCATCGCTGTCCGTGAGGCGGCGCGAGTTCGGGCGGACATGGTTGTCAGCCATCCGTATTTTCCCGAGCATGAAAGGAGCGAACAACAGCGACGAGACGCGGGGCGGAAGCCTCAACAGGCCGGGCAACGAAGCCATTGGTGAAGGTATCGTCCGCGATCTGGACGTAGGGCGGGAAGCGCAGGGCCTTGGCCCAGGCGCCGGGGTCGCTTTCGGTGTCGATGGTGAGGGTCATCGGGCGTCTGCCGGTTCGGAGACATACGAGGCCATGAAGACCTCGCAGCGCTCAGCCGTGGAGAGCTTCGGATCGCGTCCATTGCGGAGTTGCTGCACGAACGGCGGGTCGTTCAGTGCCTTGATCCCGAACGCCGTGGCGCTCATGTCGTGGGCCTTCAGGAAGGCTTCGATCTTTTCGAGGAGCTTCATAATGGACGCATCCTATAAAGAGGATGTGCCCTATGGTCAACGCCTCTCTATCCAATCTTCCTTCATGCCGCAGCGATGTAAAAACGCCGTGGCAGGACAGAAAATAGGACCAATCCTAATTTTACCCTTGACCACATAGGAGTGGTCCAATATCTCCGTCTGCATGAGCCAGACGGAACACCCCCTTGTCACCCTGACCAGCATGGTCCCGGTCGCCTTCATCGAACCCGTCGCCGGGTGGGCGCTGATGGAGGCGCCGAACTATGACGGCGATGGCTTCAGCTACCTCGACTACTACGCTGTGCGCGGCAATGAGACGCGGCTGCTCGATGTCAGCAGATTCCGGTTCTCCCCATCGCAGGCTCGCTTTGCCTGGCTGATCGAGAACGGCTTCCCGCCGCGCCCGACGCTCGGGCCGTGGGATGATACAGACATCGAAATGCGGATGGCCGTGCCGTGGATCGCGGCATGAGCGTGTCCCTCACCCGCAAGCAGCACGATCTGCTGACCTTCATCAGGGAATACGTGCGCCAGAACAGCGGCGTTGCTCCCTCGTTCAAGGAAATGCAGCGCGCGCTGGGGCTGTCGTCAAAGTCTGGCATTCACCGGCTGATGGATGCGCTGGAGGAGCGCGGCCATATCAAGCGCTCGCGCTATCGCCATCGCGCGATCGAACTGGTGGATAGCGGGCTTTCCAAGCTCCCGACCGATGCCCTCATCTCCGAACTGAGCCGCCGCGGCTTCAAGGTGGTGGCATGATGAACCTTGACGCGATCCGCGCCGCCGCCGACCGCGTGGAAGTCATCGGGCGTGCTGTGCTTATTCAGGCTGACTGCCGCGTGGCGCTGCCGTTGCTGCCTAAGGTGGACGCGGTGGTGACTGATCCGCCTTATGGGATTGGTGAGGCTGCAGGCAAAGCTAAGACCCGTAAAGGTTTGGGGCCGACGCGAGACTACGGCAATGATGAATGGGACAATGAGCCGATTGATCCCGCGATCATGGCTGCAGTGCGCTCTGCTGGTCGCTGGCAGATAGTTTTTGGCGGTAACTATTACGACTGCCCGCCTGCCAAGTGCTGGCTCGTTTGGGACAAGGAAAACGGCGAAAATGATTTCGCCGATTGTGAGTTGGCATGGACTAACCTGCCCAAAGCTGTCCGACGCATTCGGTATATGTGGAACGGGATGCTGCGCGCGCACGGCGAACAGCGCGGAGACCATCCTACGCAAAAACCGATTGGCGTAATGAAGTGGTGCATCGGCCACCTCCCACACGGAGAAACCATCCTAGACCCCTTCATGGGCAGCGGCACCACCGGCGTTGCAGCCGTCCAGATGGGCCGCGACTTCATCGGCATCGAACGCGAGCCGAAGTATTTCGACATTGCCTGCAAGCGCATCGACCAAGCCCAGCGGCAAGGCGACCTGTTCATTGGGGGCGCGGCATGATCGCGCGCCTCGATCCCGTCAAGTCGCTCGCGCTCGCCGTCATCATCGCCTGCCCGGTCGTGCTGGCCGCTTTCCAGTGGGGGTGGCTGTGATCCCCGCGTTCGCCTGCCACTTCTCCCGCACCGCCGAGCCGCGCTTCGGCCATATGGCTTTCATCGGCGCGGGCATCGCGCGCAGCCACGTTGCTGCGCAGCCGGCGCGTGGGCACCGCCAGTTCATCGGCGCTGCGTCTCCCCGGGTGGTCGACAACCAGGCTGAAGCGATCCGCCTGCGCGACGCCGAGCGCCGCCGCCGCGCGCTCTGGCTCGACTGCGAGCGCCGCCCGATCGCGTTCGACATGGGGGAGGGGTGATGCGCTTCCTTTCGGTGTGCAGCGGGATTGAGGCCGCCTCGGTA